TAATATTAGAACAGAAACCTTAGGAGAATCCAAGATGGCATTAAGTTCACCAGGCGTAGAAGTCAAAGTTATTGACGAATCATTTTACACACCAGCTGAGCCTGGCACCGTTCCTCTGATCGTTGTTGCCACAGCTGAAAACAAAACCAACGGCAGTGGCACTGGAATCGCCCCAGGAACGCTTAAAGCCAATGCTGGAGAAATTTATTTAATTACAAGTCAAAGAGATCTTGCAGATACCTTTGGCGATCCTGTCTTCAAGACAGATGCAAGCGGAAATCCAATTCATGCTGGTGAACAGAATGAGTATGGTTTACAAGCTGCTTATAGCTTTTTAGGTGTAAGCAATCGTGCATATGTTGTTCGTGCAGATGTTGACTTAGGAGCACTAGATGCTAAAGATACAGAGCCTAGCAGCGATCCAGCTGGTGGAACACATTGGCTAGATACTGCTAATAGTGCTTGGGGTATTTTTGAATGGAATGGCTCTGCAATTACAACTACAGATGGACAAACATTTACAAGTAAAACACCATTAGTTATCACAGAATCTAGTAAAGTAAATCCATCCACTGGTGCCCCAAAAAGTGCAGTGGGAGCTATCGGAGATTATGCTATAGTTTGTATAGATACAGATAATACAACAGGAACTCTTACTAGCAGACACGGTAATATCCATGAAAATGCACTGTGGTATAAAAAGGCAAGTCCGGGTTGGGTACAGGTAGGATCAAGCAGCTGGAGTGGTGGTACTCTACAACTTCAAATGAGTGCTCATACTAGTGTTCCACTTTGGAAAACTAATGAAAATAATGCTCCTACAGGAAGTGTCTGGATTAAAACCACTATTCCTAATGCAGGTGCAAATATAACTGTAAAAAGATGGAATTCAAGCACAGAATTATGGGATAGAGTCACTTGTCCAGTTTATAGTTCAGGACACGCTGCTAACTATGCATTAGATTCAACAGGCGGAGGATTAAACATTGCTTTAGGTGCATTGTTTGCGCAAACAAATCATACAGAAGCAACTACACCTGTAGTGAATTTTAAAATTTGGAAAAGAGGCGCTGCTGGTGCAACAACAATAACTAGTAACATTATAAGAGCAAGTACCTTTACAGACGGAACAGCATATTCATTCGCAATGAGCGAAAGTTTACTAGACGGTACATTAGATGCAGCTAAGACTATTAACTTTACTGGAACAACAACTACTGGAGATGATTCAACAGAGGCTCCATCGGATGCTGAAGCTTTAGCTACTGCTATTAATGGCGCAGGGTATAATTATGTTTTAGCAGAAGTTGATACACAAAATAGATTAGTAATTAAACATACTAAAGGTGGTGATTTACGCCTAGACAATTTGTTAGGAACAAGCCCAATTCCGCTAATATTTGGTATATATGATTACGAACCAGGTGCAGATAACACAGGTAAGACAAGATTCTTACACGATGCTCCAGATGCTACAAATGAATATATTGCTAGCAATTGGGAGCCACTAGTTTATGCAGCATCTACAACTCCTCCTGCTAGAATTCCAGCAGATGGACAATTATGGTACAGTAGTGTAATCGATGAAGTAGATATTTTAGTACATAATGGAACAACTTGGAAAGGATACAAAAATGTTTATCCTACAGCAAGTGCCCCTCAAGTAAGTGCAAGTGCTCCAGAAACCAAAGCAGATGGAGTATCTGCTTTAGTGACTGGCGATATTTGGATTGATAGCAGCGACTTAGAAAACTTCCCTCAAGTCTATGTTTTCAATAATGCCTTAACTAATAGACCAGTTGTAAAGCGCTGGATTAAACGTGATACAACAGACCAAAGCACAGAAAATGGTGTATTATTTGCAGATGTACGATGGACAAATGTTGGAGCAGATGCAGGAGCAGATGCAAGCTCAATAGATGACTTGCTAACTAGCGATTTCATAGATCCAGATAGTCCAGACCCTGCTTTATATCCAAAAGGTATGTTATTATGGAATCTACGTCGCAGCGGATTTAACGTAAAGAAATTTGTACGCGATTATATTGATGTAACAGCTCAGAATAAGAAATTATCAGGCAATCCTTCAATGGCAGACTACTATCCTCATCGTTGGATAACAGTGAGCGGTAATCAGGATGATGGTTCAGGCAGCTTTGGACATAAAGCACAGCGTAAGGTTGTTGTACAACAGCTTCAAGCAGCAGTAAACAGCAATGACGATTTACGTGATGAAGAACGCCGTGTATTCAACTTAATGTCTTGCCCAGGTTATCCAGAATTGATAGGAGAACTAATTTCATTAAACTACGACAGAGCTTTAACTTCGTTCGTTGTGGGTGATAGTCCTGCGAGATTAACACCAGATGCAACAAGTCTACTAAGTTGGGCCAGTAACGCAAAAGGTGCTAATGAAGATAACGACATAGGCGCAGCAAGTTACGACGAATATATGGCAACTTTTTATCCTTGGGGATATAGTAGCGACAACTTTGGTAACAATATCGTTGTACCGCCAAGCCATATGATGTTAAGAACATTAGCTCTAAATGACCAAGTTGCTTATCCTTGGTTTGCACCAGCAGGTGTACGTCGTGGTGGTATTACAAATGCTACAGCAGTTGGATATATTACTAACGAAGGTGAATTCAAGAGTGTAGCACTTAACACTGGTCAACGTGATACATTATACGAGCAAAAAGTTAATCCTATAACATTCTTAACAGGAACTGGTTTAGTAAACTATGGTCAAAAGACAAGAGCAAAAGCTGCAAGTGCTTTAGATCGTATAAATGTAGCTCGTTTAGTAGTTTATTTGCGTAGACAGCTAAATGCAATGGCTAAACCCTACTTATTTGAACCAAATGATAAGGTAACAAGAGATCAAATTAAAGCAGCAGCAGAAGCTTTACTATTAGAATTAGTTGGTTTACGTGCATTATATGACTTTATTGTTGTATGTGACGAATCTAATAATACTCCAAGTAGAATTGATCGTAATGAATTATGGGTAGATATTGCTATTGAACCTGTTAAGGCAGTAGAATTTATTTACATTCCACTACGTATTAAAAATACTGGTGAAATAGCTAGCTTAGGCTAATTTAGGAGAACATTTAAATGGCTATTACTTCATTGAAAAATTTTACAGTACCTATTAGTGCCAATGGTACTGACAATGCCGGTCTGCTTATGCCTAAACTAAAATATAGATTTAGAGTGCAATTTGTAAAGTTTGGAACGTCGACAGATACAACAGAGCTAACAAGACAAGTTATCGATGTTACTCGTCCTAACGTTCAATTTACAAATGTTCCTATTGAAGTTTATAATAGTAAGGTAAATTATGCAGGAAAGCACACTTGGCAAAATCTTACAATTAATTTGAGAGATGATGCTACAGGCGTCACAAGTCGATTGATTGCTGAACAACTTCAGAAGCAGTTTGATTTTATGGAACAAAGTTCTGCAAGAGCAGCAGCAGATTATAAGTTTCAAACAAATATCTATATCTTAGATGGCGGAAATGGAAACGATGTAAATGCGGATTTAGAAGCTTGGGAGTGTTATGGTTGTTACCTAGAACAGGTGAATTATCAAAACCTTGCTTATAGCGATAGTAACCCAGCTACTATAGCTTTAACAATAAGAGTAGATAATTGTCTCCAGAAACCAGACAAGTCAGGAGTCGGTGGTAATTTTGCTGTACGAGCTTTAGGAACTGCTGTAACTGGTCAGGCACAGTAATTTCAAATCACAAAAGAACACCTTCGGGTGTTTTTTTGTTTATTTTTATAAACTACGCATATTATTTTCTAAATAAATATTATTATGAGTAAAAGTAATGCTTGGTTAGTAAACACGATAGCTAATCCTAAAGGACAGCTAGCAGACTTTCAACATGCTGCTAGATTATTTGTTGATGACGATTTTAGGTTAGCACCGAAACTTAAATTTCAATTTCATGTCTATTTTAGTATTAATCCGCAGGCGCTAAAAAGTTTAAACTTTCATTATAGACATCAAGAAGAGTTTAATATGCTTGTTAAGTCCTGCGAGCTTCCAAAATTTAATATACAAACAGATACTTTAAATCAATATAATAGACGAAAAGTTACTCAAGTTAAGATAGAGTATCAACCAGTAACAATAACCTTTCACGAAGATAACTTTCATATTGTAAGAACACTGTGGGATAGTTATTACAGCTACTATTACGCAGACAATGAAGCATCAAAAATAACAAAAAATTACATAAGATCATCTATGTTGGGTCCAACCTTTATTAAAAGTCCATATGGGTTTGATAATGGTAGCACAATTCCTTTTTTTAACAATATAACAATATATCTAATGGGCAGGCAACAGTTTAATTCTGTTAAATTAATTAATCCAGTAATTACAGCTTTTAACCATGACACAGTTAATTATAGCTCATCTGACCCTATACAAAACACAATGACGATTGCCTATGAAGCAGTTACATATGACTCAGGATCAGTAAGACAAGGCAATCCTCCGGGATTCGCTTTGAGTCATTATGATCAGGTACCTAGTCCTTTAAGTTTGGCAGGAGGAGGAACTAAAACATTATTTGGTTCCTCTGGGGTACTAGCAGGTGTAACAGATATATTTGGAAAAATAGCTGATCCTAATTTTAAATTAACAGATCCTGCTAACTTTTTAACAACAGCAGCTACAGCAATAAACACATATCAAAATGCAAAAAGTTTAACAAAGACTGGTGTTAAAAATGAACTCCAAAATATAGCATTAGGAGGAATAGCAGTAGCTGGTAGAGAATTAAGAACACCAAACGCTCCTTATAATCGACAATTTCCTGTAAATGATACTGGTAATGGAGATGCTGTACGAGCAACGCCTTATAGTAGCGGAGGTGGTGGATGACGGTAGTAGTTAAACAAAATTTTCCTAGCAGTATACCCGATGACAGCAGTAAAGCAGTTAAGAGTTTTTTTGATCGCTATTTTCAACATCAAATTACTTTTCCAACTAATCAGATAGATGCTGTTGTAGGACACTTTCTTAAACGAGGGTTTGATGAAGTAGCAGCAAAAAGTACAGCAATAGTTCTTTTAACACAAAGCAGGATTGAAAATGTTAATGTGTTTCAGCTTATAGATACACTAAATGGCGTATCTGATCAACAACTCAGTCTTGTTGTGGCAGAAGTATTAAATGTTTATAGAGAGAAAACAAGTAGCTTAGGATTTAAAAGCGATACTCTTGTAGAAAATTACGAGAGTAGAAATATTCGTCAATGAAACGTAATTACGCTCAAGGAAAATATAATGTAATGAATCCTGACAAATATGTAGGTAATCATCAACCTACGTACAGATCAAGTTGGGAATGGAATTTTATGAGATTTTGTGATGATAATCCGCATATTATAAAATGGGCTAGTGAAGCAATTAAGATACCTTACAAAGACCCGTTTACAGGTCGACAAACAATTTATGTACCAGATTTTTTCATACAATATGTAGACAAAAATAGTAAAGTTCATACAGAATTAATAGAAGTTAAGCCAGCTAATCAAACCTTAAAAGAACACGTGGGAAAAAGCAGAAATAACCAAATACAATATGCTAAAAATCAATATAAATGGCGTGCGGCCTATGAATGGTGCGGAAAACAAGGAATTAAATTTAGAATCTTAACCGAAAATGATTTGTTTACCAATAGATAAGTATTTGTATGAAAAAATTAGAAGAAATACTAAACCTACCAGAATCTAAAAAAACTATAAAAAAGGCTGAACGAGAAGAAATTAAGCAGGCAAATCAGCCTATGCTTAGAGACATAGGTGAATTTGACAAAATCAGTGCAGCTCTTCCTCAGGTTAAAGGACTGGGGGATATGAGTGATAGCGAATTCGATTCATTAGCTCAACGTGCTACTGATGCTTTCGACGATTTAATGGATTTAGGTATGAATGTTGAGGCTAGATATAGCGGCCGAGTATTTGAAGTAGCAAGTACCATGCTTAAAAATGCTATAGATGCTAAGGCAGCTAAGATAGACAAAAAACTTAAAATGATAGAACTACAGATTAAGAAAGAAAAATTAGATAAAGAGACTACTAATGAAAGTATTGATGTTAGTGGAACTGGGGTTATTGTATCAGATCGAAATAGTCTAATTGAAAAACTTAAGAATATGAAATAAATATATTATTAGGATCACGGTATGAAATCTTTTAAAGAATACTTAATTGAAAGTCAGGAAGAGAAAATATACAGCTTTAAACTTAAAGTTGCAGGAGAATTGCCTGACAATTTTGAGGATGTTGTAGAAACCTGTTTAAAAAAATACGAATGCTGCAAATTTTCAAAATCAAAAACAGTACCTATTCAAGAAAACTTACCTGATTTTCCAGATCTTAAAAATTTAGAAGTTAGTGTATTTGATGTAGATTGTAAATATCCTACTACAAGCACAGTATTAACAAGCTATATAGCAGAACATACTGGAGTACCAGTAAGCTTCGTAAAGGTAAGAAGTCTTAAAGAAGAAGAAGCAGCAGAAGTTAAAGATAATCCAGAAACAGCTGGAGGAAAAGCTCTTATTGGACAATGTGATTTTCCTAAAGAAAATCACCAAGGGATGGTTGGAGAAAAACACGTTTCTGCTTTTCTTAAAGAACTTGCAAAAGAACGTAAAAAGAATGAACCACAGCAATACAAAGGTGTAAATGATCAATTATTAGCTAAAAAAGCTCATAAGGAAAAAGCCAACGAAATGGCTAAACCAGGACCAGCCAAAAGTGCCCTTAAGGGTCTTACTGGAAGATTCCAAAATTAAGGACATCAAGATGAATTTTGAACAACTTTATAAAAAAATATACGAATTAGACAAACCTGTTGCAGAAGAACCCAACGAAGGAAACTATTTTGGCCAACAAGTGCAATTAGCTAAAATGCGCGGAGATAAAGAAGCTGATCTAGACGGCGATGGAAATCTAGAACCAGTAAAGGAAATGGGTTGCGGTGTAGGGCCAGAACCTACAGGACAACAAGATAATGTAGTATGAATGTTAATATGAGTGGTAGTGGATCAGGTGGTATAAGGGATCTTATTAATATTCTAAAAAATATTGAAGGTGAACACGGTGGCGGTGGAGACGACCTTGGTGACTTAATTGGCAAAATGGATCATCCCCACGACGACGAACACGGTGATATGGGAGGTAAAAAAGCTGTAGTTATAGGTGATGATCAACCTGTAGATGAATTTGCTAACGAGCCTGCCCCAAGTAATTTGCCTTTACCAATGGCCGGTGATGACTTACATAAACCACATGGAAATTATCCAGCTACACAACCTGGTGATAATCCTATGGCTGTGTCAAGAATTCGTGAAAATTTATCTAATTTATATAAAAAATATCAATGATTTTGTAACCAAATTTTCTAAATAGGCTCATAGAGCCTATTTTTTTCTGTAAATATAATATGGCTGGAAAAAGTTTAGATGGTGTCTTAATTAAAAAGGCACATAAACAAACATCATTTACCAATGAACAGGTTGAAGATTTGATGGCCTGTAGTGCCGACAATGGTTATCATTATTTCTGTGAAAAATTCTTTTATATACAGCATCCGGTAAAAGGAAAATTGCTTTTCGAACCTTTTACATATCAAACTAGGTTGTTAGATGCTTATCATTTTCATAGATTTAATGTAAATTTATTACCTCGTCAAATGGGTAAAACTACCTGTGCAGCAGGATACTTACTATGGTATGCAATGTTTCATCCAGATCAGACTATTTTAATTTCTGCACACAAATATACAGGCTCGCAAGAAATTATGCAACGTATACGATATGCATA